ACAGGCGAATCACCGATCTGCGCTCACTCCTGGGCATCTTGCTCCAGTTTGCTGCAAGATAGGCAGCCTCAGCCCTTTGAAGATCCGAAAGGCTTGGTCGTGCAGCATTACTGCTTGCATCAGTTTCTGACATTTTCAGGTAAAAAAATGGCCCCGGTTTCCCGAGGCCGTTGACTCAGTGGAAGTGGATCAGAGATCCAGATCGCTCTCGCCATCCAGGTCGTCGCTCAGGTCGGCTTCAACCTGATCAGAGGCTTCCTTGACGCCAGCGGTGATCACGATCTGACCGGGCGATGCTTCGATCTTGACGTAGGAATCAACGTCCTCGCCGAAGGGGAAGCCGGCGATCGTGGTGTGACGGCCGCCAACCACAATGTTGCCGGTCTTGCCGATCTTCACAACCGGGCTGCGGTTGGTGCGGCGATACGGACGCGAGGGGGGAGCCAGCTTGATGCCGGTCTGAGCTTCAAGCGAAGCCTTCAGGAATTCGTTGAGGTCCGCCTGGGTAACACGGACTTCGACATCACCAGTGGCATTGTCGGTGATTTCGGTGTAGAAGCCGCAGGCCTTGGCGACAGCATCAATCTGGCTGCCTTCCATCTCGGCCATCTTCTGCTTGATTTCAGCAGACGACAGCGGAGTGCCCTTGGTACGGGTGGTGGCCTTCTGGTTTTCGGCGGGAGCTTCGGACATTTGTTGGGTAGTGGAACTATCGGTGGTGGTTTCAGCCGACTCGGCGGCGGCTGCTTTTCGGCGGGGCAACGTGAAAAGCCGTTGACGACCAAGAAATCATACCTTGCAGGAGCGGAACGCGCAAGCCCAGGCGCTCACCTTTTTTGAGGAGGCCACCACGGCAGCAGATACAGGTACGTCCGCTGCTGGTCTGTTGGAGCCGGCTGCCACCATGTCACAGCTCCCGGCAGGCGTGAACAACGGTCGTCCACCAGAACGCCAGCCTTGACAGCTGCATCGAGCACGGCACCTGACAAATTGTCAACATCGCTGCGCCCGTGGCCATGAAACTCGATGCCGACCAGGGCATGATCCAGCGGCTCGCGCCCCTGCCATTGCTGCTGGAGGCTGGCCTGGGAGGCCGCCAGCCAGGCCCTGTACTTCGGTGAGGTGAACGATCGGCCCTGCCCCTGCCGTGGCCGCTCCTTGGGCTGCAGGGGGCCATCCAGAGAGAGGGTGAGCCAGTCAGGCCCATTCGGGCCGGGCTGCAGCATCATCATCATCAGCGCCTGAATCCCCTGCCCTGGCGGCACGCGCATTGGCGCAATGACTCAAAAGGTTCAACGCAAGAATCCTAGACTTAGCCGGACCGAAACGCTCAAACAAGATCTTGCCAGCTTCCTCAAGCTGCAAGTTAGTCGGATTCTTGAATAGCTTGATCGGCTTGAGAGCTTGCTTCTTTTCCGCATAACCCTCAGCGTAATAGCATTCCTGTATGTTTTTATACTTTCTTCCTGGGCCTACATCAGCAAGCAGTGACGGCTGCATCTGGTATAGATACTTAATAGTGCGATAGTCAATAATCTTATCGTACTTTCTTTTTCTTCTATCTTTCGCAACAGATGCAATCAAGCGCCTGAACTCAAAAAACTCTGGCGGAAAGTCGAATGACTTGTCTTCTTTCCTGAGCCAATCAATAAACTTATAGGCATACTTATTTTTTGATCTTTCTTTCAGTGCTGACTTTGTTACAGCAATGATAAATTGATTTAGATTCTTGACGCCAAGACCGTAGTAAACACTATGGATAAAGTCTTTAATGCCCTTAAGCTTGATTTCCTTGTTGCGAAGCGTTGTGTATCCATGATGAACATTGGCTTCAACGATTCGCAGCATTGCCGCAAAAAAAGGCTCCGAATCTTGACCGGCCATAACCGTGCCAAGGTGGAGCCTTGCATCTTCTACAAGCAGAGCACCGTAATACGGATCATTTCTGCTCAGCATGTCTCGCTACCGATTCAACAGCAGCTTACATGGATCAGAAGGGAATCTCTTCCTCTTCGGGTTCGGGGCGGCTTCCCTTGCTGCCAGACGGAGCGGAACCTTTCGGCTTGTCGCCACCAATGAAGGTGAATTGCGAACAGTTAAGAGTCATGGAAGAATTTTTCTTGCCATCCTTCTCCCATTCATCAAGGCCAAGCTCTCCTTGAACAAGGATTGCACTGCCCTTCTTGACGTGATCTCCGATGGTTTGAGCACGCTTGCCCCACACTTCAACGCGAAGCCACAGAGGAGCAGGCTTCGGGCCGTTCTTTTTGCCATAGCGATCAACAGCAAGGCTGAATTTCGCCACTGCTGATCCGCCATCAAGGAAGCGCAGTTCAGGGTCGTTTCCGACGCGACCACTGAAAGTACAGGAATTAAAAGAAGCCATGCGGTAGGGGCTGGTTGGTCAAAGTGACAATTCATTATCGTCGGCCATGGGGCCTTTGTCAATAGGCTCCTCCAAGCTGTAAGCCTTCGACAGATCAACGTTGAAGCTGGGTGCAGCTCCAAGCTTTGGCGGAAGCGTAAAGAAAGCGTCCCGCAGGTAGATGTGACAGCACTTGATTCCGTCCTTTCTGGTTCTTGGCATGATGCGGCTGATGGAGCCGCTCATTGTCATGTACTCGTTTGCGCGAACGAATTCAAGGATTATGCTGATCTTTCGGCCGTAGAAACGCCCCTGAGCGTAGTGAACTTCGCGATTGCCAAGAGAAACCTTCAAGACAATATCAACATATCTGCCATATTCGCCGTCTTTTCCCTCTGGGTCTTCAACGACGTAGCCATCAAAAGTCGCTGTTACTGGCATCTTGTAGTGGTTGAATGAGTTTGCGCGGGAATGAAGAGTCTTCAAGTTCTTGGTAGATCTTGAAGCGCTCAATGAATTCGTCGGCAAATTGACGAATTTTCTCAATCGGCTCAATGAAAAGCGTTGGCTCGCACCAGTCGTAGCAAGAACAGATGACGATCTGCTCGATTGGCGGATAATTGCCGGTTTCCTTTGCGGCAATGTTATGAGCAAGAGCGTAAGCGCTCATTTGAATGAAGCCTTCGTGATAGCGGCTCCTGGGCTTGCGCTTTTTTTCAACGCCTTCCTCAAGATGCGATCTTGAAGTTTTCCAGTCCCATACGGTGTATTTCTGGTTCCACCAAAGCCTGAGGTCAGGCTTGCCAGCAAAACCATAAGGACAGAACAGCTCCTCCTCAATGATCAGGTTTGATTCAGCGAGCCCTGGCCAAAGTGGACAGTTGCCGTCGTTTGACTCCTTGATCTCCTTGAGCAAGGGTTCAAGGTAGTGCATGTAAGCGCCGATATTGTGATGCGTCAGCTCTTCCATGGAAGGTGACTCGTCACTGTGCCTTACGTGCTCACCCGTCAGATACCCTTCTGCCATGTAGTGGATGATGGTTCCACGACGGCAGGCTTTCTCAAGAATCTCTTGGTGGTTGGGCTCTCTTTCCTGCCAGATTGCAAGTCCTTTTGCCTTGGCAGGATGGAAGATGGGCATTGTTTTGCCAAGGATCGTGGAAATCCTTGCATACTCAAGCCCATCCCTTTCGTAAAACTCGTGATCAGACATTGAGCGCGTCCTTCGCAGCCGACTGGAGATCAGAAATAGAAGGAGCTTGAACGTCCTCGCCTACCTCAATGATCTGTTCACCCTTGCTGTTTTGGCCGGCATTGAGCTTCGCAGCGTATTCAGGCGTGAGATTGGCAATAAGTTTCGACCTGATCCCAGGCTTGACATCTTCCCACTTCCTGATCCCAAGGATTGCCCTCAGGGCAAGAGCACCAGTCCTGTTGATGCCAGCAGACTCAAGCTTGTCGGTAAGCGTGGAAACAAACTCAGCGTTGACGCGATCAATGTCAGAGACTTGAACGGCGTTGGGTGGCGCATCCTCAACAGAGCGCTGATCCTTGTCGTACAGGGCAAGGCCGAACGGATTGCCGAATGTCATGGCAGCACGTTTCAGTGCATCGGTTGCCGCCTCCTTGATTGCAGATTCATGGGCCAGGCCAAGATCGGCGTCAATGCCGTGACCAGCGCCGACGCCTTCGCGGCTAACGCCAAGAACAGTCAGCTTGATGCGGGCGATGTAGGAAACACCCCAGCCATCGCGTTGATCGCGACCAATCTTGCGAGCCTTTTCGCTGACGGCGCGAATCTCAACAAGATCCTGATGCCAAGCATCAAAGCCGAAGATACGATTGAGTTCGCGGATAACCCACCAACCTTCAATGTACGAAAGGTTGCGACCGCTCTGCTGACGCTGCTTGACGACCTGTGACGACAGTGCTCCTTTTAGCTCGTCGTTCTGGGCGTCCGTAAAAATTGCCGATTTCATTGGCTTGATGGCTGGGGCTTACACCTCCGTCATACTACCATGTCCAGCAGCCGAAAAGCAACAGTGTCAACAGCTGGCGGAAGCAATCTAAATCGGATACTCAGGACAACGGCAAATCTGCTGTTTGAGCGGGGCGAGGATCCTGCAAGCGTCATGAATCTGCTGCAGGGCTTCGTCGCTCCGGCCATGATTCGCAAGTGGCATCAGCGGTATCAGGAGACACACGGCCTGACTGGCGCAGATACAAGCAAGAGGGCTGTCAGGAGAATGCCAATGCCTCCGATCGACTTCAATGCCATTGAGCTGAAATCGCTTGAGCAACTGCTGGAACCGGAAATCATTGAGGAGGACGAGGAGGAGCCGAACTGGTAGCAGCAGGCACCGCAGCTAGCGTGGATGGGCCAGGGCGGGATGGCCACAAGCCAGTCGGCGCCTACATTCTTCGGTTGATTCGACGTGGAAAATTCTGTGAAGATTCCAGAGCAGGTTTGTGCAGTTCTTGCAGACATCGCCAAGATTCGCCGAACGGTTCTTGAAAATGCTCCGCAGTGTCTTCCACTTTTGGCGCCGATGATTGTTGACGCGGAAGACCATCTACTGGCCATTCGGCAGGGCTGACTTCTTCTTGTTCTGAGTTCTATTTTTGTTCTTGGAACTGGCTTTCTGTTTCTGGATCTCTTGCATCTGGGCCTTGATCCTCTCAGTCTCGGCCCTGTTTTTTTGGTCACGAACTGACTTAAGAGCCTCCTGATAGCCAGGGGCTTCAAGCTCAGGGCGTTCGGCAAAGATTGCCGACCAGTCCGGGCAGGTCGATTTGTTGAGTTCAGCCATCAATTCTGCGCAAGGTTTCGTCAAAAACAATCGAGCTTTGCAGGTCTATCGCACACTGCAGGATCCCACAGGTTCCATGGCGGTTCTTGGCAACACTGATCGCCAGTTCGTAGGGATCCTTCTGGGGATCATAGTAACAGGGCCTCAGCAGGAACATAACAATGTCGGCATCCTCTTCAATGCGACCCGAGGCGCGAAGATCAGATAGCGTTGGCATCTTGTCATTCCTACTTTCAACACCCCTGTTGACTTGGCTCAGCAGAAAGATGTCAATGCCAGTCCTGACAGCAAGCTGCTTGAGAGCCCTGGTTACATGGCCGATGTTTGACGCTTCGGTGTTGTTTGCGTCGCCAGAGCAACCTTCAATCAACTGAAGATAATCAACGAATACAGCCGACAACTTTGGCCTTGTCTTTGCTAGCAGCGCAACCTTGGTTGAGATAGTGTTGATACTTTCCGCTGAGTCATAGATGTGAAATCTTTTAACGAACGGAGAATCGCGATAGCCCTCAAGCCTTTGGCGCTGATCGGCCGTGTAACTCCTGAGTCTCAGGTTATTTGATCGGATTGGATTTGTAAGGTTTTTGGACATACTTAAGTTCATGTAGTCATAGCACGAAATAGCCTTATACTGAATCTGCCTTCTTGACATTTCAAGGCTAAAGAAAGCAACATCGCCGTGCGAATCGGCAAGCTGTGTTGCAAGAGAGATAGCAATCGTACTTTTTCCCATTGCAGGCCTTGCTGCAACGACGATCAATCTGCCAGAATAGGGCGAGTTCCTGGATGCAATGCCACCTTGTATGGCATCGTCGAGAACCCGTAGGCCAGTGCTAATTGCAACGTTCTCCGGCAGGGGAGAAAGAAGTTCATCAACAGATGAATTCCAGTCGTCAGCCTTTTTTGTAGATACAGAAAGATTGCTCCATGTCTCCTGCTGGGCTTCAATAAGCTTTGGAACCTTGTCAAGAATTATTGATACGTCTGGCTGATCGTTAAAAATATCCAGCATCTGTTCTGAGCTGGAAATCATTTCTCGCCTGACCAGCTTGATGCGCCAGACAGGGAGAATTGACTCAAGGCTTTCGATTGAATAAAAGATAGACGGAGAAGATGTTACAGACTCTACGAACTCACACTCTTGATCGTGTCCGCGCAGCCTCAGCATCTGAATAGCCATCATGCCGATGCTACCAGGAAGCAGAAATTGCGACTTAGAAGTACCAGAGAAGACTCTTTTAACAACGAAGAAGATCGCCTTTCTGTGAGGCTGAGAGAACCAGTTCTCATCAAGAACTGTGAAGATCCTCATTAACGCCTGAACATCGTCCTCCTTTGCGTCACCTTCAAGCAGAAAACAGATTGTTGACAGGAATGAGATCTCAAATTCATCGGTATCCCAGGTCTTAATTCCAGAGAGGAGATCTTCAAGGGTTTTTTGAGGTTGAGCATTGGTCCCTTTCGTCATCTCAGCGTATAGTTGATGGCGGACATGGCTGGCTTACCAGATTTGGCTGGCTGTTTGTCTTGGACGAGTTTGTTGATATAACCCTTGAAACCATTAAATCCTAGTGACTGCCATGTTGCTTCACTCGCAAGCTCGCAGAAATCGCCAAGAACATCACATTCCTTTGCGTATAGAAGTGCTGTCATCGAACGACTGCTGATCTCCCTCGCGAGCTTCGGGTGGGCCTTGGCCCGCTGATCCAGCCACTTCTCCAGGGCCTCCCTGTGGGGCTCCAGCCAGTCCGACAGCCGAAGCCGCGCCGATGCAGCGGAACGACCGCGCTTGCGCTCCTGTGGGGCCGCTGGGGCCGCTGGGGCCGCCGGGGTAAGCATGGAGAGGTGCTGCTGCTTAAGATCATCCAGCTCGTCAAAGAAGTGATAATGCTTTGAGTCGCCTTGGATAAAGATCTTCAGGTAGCCAGCTGTAACCAATTCCTTGAGAGCGTCGCTAACAGAAGGTGGGCTATCCCTGCTAGCGGAAAGCAGCCATTCCTTGCTGAAAAGCTCACCGCCAGAAAGGCAAACTGCGAGGGCGCCCTTGGCCGCAAGGCTCAGGCGAGGATCGTGCAGTGCATTGTTTGAAATGAGCGTAAAATTGCGCTTTACCGGACGCGCTGAAAACAGCGGCCCGCTGAATTGCTTGCCAGTAGCGTCATCTACCATGTAGAGTTCCCACGTTGGTTGGGCAGGGCCTCAGCGAATCTCGCTGGGGTCTTTTTTCTCGGCCGATTGATTTTTAACTGAATCGTCGCTTGTTGGCTCTTGGCGCCTCAGTCCATTCAGCCAGCTCATAAATGCAAGGGAGCAGGCGTGCGAGAAGCTGATACCACGTCTTTCCGCCTCTGATGCCATGGAGTTGTAGAGCCTGTCTGGAATGTAAATGTTTCTTTTTGCCATGGGCTGCGGAGCCGGATGCTTGCAAAAAGGTAGCACCACTTCCCCGGCCCGTCAACCCCGTCCCAGAAAAGAGGACGCTTGCCTCACCCTGCATCTAAAGCCATGAATTTCTTGCATGTATCAGCGCGGCCTGCAATAATGGCACCGCACCAACCAGCAAGTGCCATGGAGCCAGTTAAGCCAAGTCCCAAAAAGCTAGCACCGAAACGATTCCTGGAAGGCAAGCCAACGGTCCAGACAACTGAGTTCAGCGTTGGCGATGCAGTCTATGCACGCTACCACGGTGACAGGGTTTTGCGTATCGCTGGAATTGCCAAGGTAGATGCACCATTTCCACACTATCTATGCGAAGTTGATGGAGATGTGTATCTTGTTCCCAAGCTGCATCTGTCAACTAGAAGCCTTCTATCAGAAGTGAGCGGTGGAAACCGCCGTCAACTCCAACTCCCCGTTTAACATGCTTAAGAACGATCGCTGGATCAAGGAGCAGGCCGCCGTTGGCATGATCTCCCCGTTTGAACCAAGTCTAGTACGCAAGGTTGAGACAGCGCTGGACGGAGCAACTGTAAATCGAAGCGTTCTTAGCTACGGGTGCTCCTCGTATGGCTACGACATTCGACTTGCGGCAAGCGAGTTCATGGTATTTCACAGAATTCCAGGCTCGGTAGTAAATCCAAAGCGATTCGACCCATTGAATCTTGAGCAAGCAAGTCTTCATTCGGATGAAGACGGGATGTTTTACATTCTTCCAGGGCATTCTTACGGGCTTGGTGTTGCCGTGGAGAAACTAGAAGTCCCGAGCAACATCACTGTTATATGTCTCGGGAAGAGTACGTATGCAAGATTAGGCATCATTGCCAATACAACGCCCGCAGAGGCAGCCTGGAAAGGGCATCTGACACTTGAGTTCAGCAACTCAAGCAGTGCCGACTGCCGTATTTACGTGAACGAGGGTATCTGTCAGCTTCTCTTTTTTGAAGGTGAGCCCTGCGATACAACCTACGAGGACAGGAACGGAAAGTACCAAAATCAGCCACGGAGGATTGTCACGGCAAGGGTTTAGTGTTAAGGCAGCTTGAAGATTGACGGCAAGGGGTGTGGCTAAGTAGGCTTCGGTCGCTGTCCACCCCTTTTCTGCTGCTATGGATCCACGGTTCCGGGTTTCACTGATCACGCGAACGCCGGAGCCAAACCGGGCGATCTGGTGCGGAATGCACCAAGATTATTCGGAGGGATTTGTAGCAGGTGAGGAATGGCCTGATGAACCAAGGGCTGGCGAAATCATCATCAAGCGCTTGCTAGCAGGAGAAAGAGGGCACTACGGACCACTGGAGCACGCTCAAATTGTCTTGAATGTTGGCTGGTTCCCGCATTCAGTGATGCAACAGGCGAGAACTCACAGAATCGGAGTCTCGTTTGATGTTCAGAGTATGCGTTATACGGGTGACAGAATCTGCAAAGCAGCCAACGAAGAACTTGCCATTGAAGAAGTTTTTTACCTAAGGCCCGCTGGATACTATTCAGATAGAAATGGAAAAAAGTATCACTACACAGAGAGCCGGAGAAACAAAGATCTGGCGCTCTGCAAAGAAGCCGCCAACAGGTATTACGAGTTAATTCTTGACGGATTTGCAGAAGAGCACGCACGCGGCATTTTACCATTTGATTATCGCCAACATTTTGTAGTTAGTTTTACGCTCAGAGCTTTCTTGCACTTTTTGGATCTTCGCGCCAAGTTGGATGCACAGCTTGAGATTCGGCAACTTTGCGATCTGATGTGGCCACATCTTGAAAAATGGTCGCCAGAAATCGCAGCTTGGTATAAGGCCACCCGCTACGGCAAAGCGAGGCTTGCGCCATGACATGCGAGGACTACTTGAAGGACATTGGCAGAGTGCCACTGTTGACAAGCGAAGAAGAGATCGTGCTTGGTAATAGAGTCCAAGCAATGATCAGAATGCTTGAATCGCACGGGATTGGCTATCAGCTATCGGCGAGCAATATTGACGAGGCATTGCAGCAGCTCAACCAAGACGAAAAACGGCTTGTAAGACTTGGAATCAAGGCAAGAAATCGCATGGTTTCAGCCAATATGAGACTCGTCGTTGCGATAGCCAAAAAGTACGTCAACAAGCAAGTCCACATGACAATGCAGGACTTGATTCAAGAAGGTGCTATCGGCCTTACGAGAGCTGCTGAGAAGTTTGATCCAGCAAGGGGTTATAAATTTTCGACGTATGCGTATCTATGGATAAAGCAAGGAATGACAAGGGGGTGTGAGGCCCAAGAGGGCATCATCAAGCTCCCGGCTCACTTGCAGCGTCTGATACGCAGGGCCGGTGAAATGAGAATTCGGCTTGCAGCGAAGCTCGGAAGAGAGCCGAGCTTCAAGGAGCTTTCCGATCAGATGGGAGAAGCTGATCACGAAAAGCTCAGAAGCATCATCTCGATGCACTTCCTCATGTCACCTGCGATCCTGTGGATTGACAGGTGGGTGGAGACAGGGGATCGGTCATTCTTCACGCTATCAGATCTGGCTGGTGACGGCTACGCAGAAGCCAAAAGCGAAGAGGAGGATACTAGTAAGCTGAACTTTATCATGCTTGCGATTCAAGCACTTGAGCCGATTGACAGGGAGCTTGTCACAAAGAGGCATGGAATTGGCTGCGAGCCAACCAATTTCAAGGAGTTATCCGAAGCAACGGGCCTGACAGTACAGGTGGCAAAGGAAAGGTATCAAAAGGCTACAGCAAAGATACGGTATATCGTTACAACTTTCACCGCGCCTGATGGCTGAATGGTTGCCACCGTCCCGTCACGGTGGACTTTTTACCAGGGCCGACTCTCAAGGAAAAACGGGCTGGACCTTGAGCCTGGAAAGTGGAAGGACGCACCGGACGTTTCCAGCATCGTCGTGCCACGAAGGCAAAATAGCACAAAACCCGGAAGCGGCTGCACACCTCCGGGCTTTGGCGGGGCTTCCTACAGGGCTGATTCCTGCAGATGCTACGAACATCCTAGCGCAATTTCCTGATCACCGAATCATGATGATGGGTCCGCGTCATAGCGATGAAGCTCAGCAAGCATAAGGCTAAATCTAGTCTCAATTGCATAGTGGCCAACGAATACTTTGCAGTTTGGATGGGCACCGCGAAGCGTCATTGTCTGCCAGTCAAAAGTAGGCAGACCCGCGTGAGACTCAATTTTGATGCCAAGATTCCCATAACCAAGTTTTTCAACAAGATGCTCAATGTCCGACTCCTCTCTTGCGGAGGCGCAGATAATGTAAACTGCGCGGCCATCAAGTGCTGCAGACCCAGCATTTTTGACCATTCTGGTCGTGCGACCAGTACGCCTCAAATCAGCAAGACGGTTCATATAAGTAGAGTTGAGGTTTGCGGCCCGCAAGGCGGGACAATCACAATATACCACAAAACCCAAGACTCGCACAAGAGGCAAGCCTTGGGCCTTGCAGGGTTTCATGCTGGCTGCCCGTGATCGCCTCCGTTCAAGCGCGAGCTATTGGCCAGTTGACCACTTGATTTTAACCGTTCCAACAGTGCTGTTCCATCCCACTCCTCGATCCATGTCTCAGGCTTGTATTTGCCATCCACCCAAAGCATTTGCAACTCTTCAGGAGTGTAATTATCAAAAAGTAGAACGGCTGAAAATCGCTCCCTATCTTTTTCTGGGGCTTCGTTGACAAGGGGAGAGATGGATTCAGTGAATATGCCACCTCTCCGCACAAGCACTTCTTGAGTGTGCAAGCGCCACTTGTTGCAGAGTTCGGCAGCTCTTTTTGACGAAATGAGCGGAGCCGGGGAAGACCTATAGCGGCAGGGCACCTCACTGAATCCAGTGTAGCATTTCCAGAAATCTACAGCATCCCAAATTCCATTGTCATCGCATTCTATTGGTCTTGCTTTTTCGATAAGTGATCGCAGGTTGATGTCGCTGATTTTCGTGAGATCTTTTTGCCATGCCAATCTACGATTCAATTCATCAAGCTGGAAGAAAGCTTTTTGGCGAAGCTCGCCAGCCTTGCCCTGCTCAAGAACTGACAGATTGCCATAGGAAATCGTTTCAAAACCGGCCTCCCTGGCCCACTTGCAGGCTGTGTACTGAGTCCAGCCATTGGAAAGTCGCCAGTTGAGCATCATCTTGCCAAAGGCCTTACGGCACTCCAGCTGGCGATCCAGTAACTCTTGGTAGTACGGTTGAAACACGATTGCAGTTGTTGGTTGGAAGCCCTCATAGCGAGGGCAGCCCGCATTCTATCACGGATGGCGACCTACAAGCGCTAGCGCTGCTGCTCTACACCAAGCCGCTGATCCTGCAGGAAATCTGGCGGGTCATCATCCGCTGCCCATTCAGCCACCATTTTCATTAGCTCCCCATGCGTGAAATATCTTTTATCTGTTGGCATCTTAAATGTATTTTCAAAGATATCCCGACTTTCTTGCAGTTTTTGCTCAAAAAATCTTGCAGGTTCCTCTGCCGTCCTCCGCTCCTGCTGGGGGGTTCCAGGGTTCCGGTGCTCACACCCCTTATGAGGGGGGGTATGGTGAACCAGTAGATCCCAGTAATGCCAGTGCTTCTGGATGGTGGCCCAGCCCATGCCGAGGAGCTTCCTGACCTGGTTCTTGCTCAGGCCTGCGGCTGTGTCCTTCATCTTGCAGAACAGGTCGCGCAGGCGTTCACGGCTTGCATTGAAAAGCCTTTCATTGCGGTTGCTATCTGCACTAACTTTGGCTTTTGCCGTTTTTCCATTTGCGTTCCAACCTCTTCTAAACGAGCAATTGGCCCAGCTTTTGCACCAACTGGTCAGGTTTTCTTTTGTTTCGTCGGATGCGTATTGATCGAATCCAGGTGACTCAAGTGCAAGCTGCTCAACAATGGCTGCAAGTTTCTCGGGTGTTTGGGGCTTGTAGCGCAACCTTGCTTGTGTTGTAAGCGCTCCAAGGTTATCATTACTTTGGCTGGGGCCAGTCCACGCAATGTTGCCCGACGAGCGCTTGAATTCAGAAATCCCGTTGGACACTTTGCTGCACCGCTTGCTTTGCTTTCGCAAGCTATCTGCCTGAGATACCAGTTTCTTAAAGTTCAAGCAGCTTTGCGCCTCTTCTACAGCACTTTTCAGTTGCTGCAAGATCAGGACGGGATGGGTGATCGTTCGGTCGCCAACCACCAGGGCTGAGCCCTCTTGGCCGGGGAGGCGGAAACCGTTGCTCAGAGGGCGCTCAGAGGGGCTTCCGGCATGGAAGGGCATCTCGCTGGGGAACAGCTCGGCCTGGCCCGCTCCCGTGGCGATTCCGGCCCTCTGGAGAAGCGCACGGCCGATCCAGTGAGCCCGGAAGGCATGGACCCACTCCGGCAGCGCGATGTAGACGTGCAGCCCACCGGAATTGCTGCTGATAACAAAGTCAACCTTGCAGCCACAGTCTTCTGCAACCTCTTGCAGTCTCAGTAGTTCTTTGCTTTTGCCGAGTGGGTGCCAGTATTTGCTTGGCTTTTCGGGTTTATTGTCAATGTCAACGACGATAAGCCTTACTTGCCGCTCATGCCTGACTCCAATGATCTCCGCGTCATCAGAGGCGGCTCGGAATGCAATCTGAGAAAATGACAAGGGATGCCATCCAGACAGCCAGCTGGCGTCAGGCTTCCTGTAAATATAGTTTAGACAGCTTGTGTTGAAGGCCGAGCTAAGCAGCTTTTCATATTCGCGCTTCAGCTCTTTATCAGTTACTCTAAATTTAAGACCGTCTTCATCTTCGGCGTCAGCGGCGAGCGAATAGCTCTGCTCAAAGCTTTCCTCGCGGGGATCCCCGAGTCGCAGCCATTCCTCGGGCCACTCTGGGGGAGATTCTTGCCAGTCGTCCTGGGAACCCATTAAAGTGGGTGCGAGCGTGTTGGTGACGCTCATCCGGTCCGTAAAAAGCGATTCGCGTCGCTTGGACCGAAAGGGGGGATTCAGGAGGCTTGTCCTGGTCCCCCACCCCATTCAGGGCAGCTGGTAGCCAGTCTATCGCAGTGACGCAGGAACTGCAAGTACACTGCCAAATACCCCGCCAGCCATAAATGCCACGCAAGCCGAACCTTGCTGTAACCGAGCTGCCGGCCAACTACAAGGCGCCTCCTAGACCAGTACGGAAATTCAATCCGACAAGAGCGAAGCTCAACCGCTTTCTTGAAGTTAGGTGGTCAAGCGGCGCCGTTCCAATCAGGATTTCCGAGGTTCAGTCTGCGCTTGAAATACCGATCGCATCTTGGCCAAAGTATAAACACGAGGTTGAGCGTTGGCTTACGGTTGTCGGCTGGAGAAATTGCACAAGAAAAATGGGTAGCGATAAGCCTTCTCTCCGGGGCTGGTGGCCGCCGCTCAAGCCGGTGAAGAGGATCGACGACTGGAGCGAGTACGACGATTGATCCAGTCGCCTGGTAGGCTCTCTTGGCGCTCTTGGACGGGCGGGACGGCGCTGGGTTTAGCCCCTCAACAGGCAGCCAGCCAAGACGCAACGCCCAACAGAGCGCGAGACTTGCAAGGTCTTACGGCCTTTTGTCCTGCTTGACGTAGCGGCCATGCTCGTCACGAAGCAGTCCGCCTTCTTCTTTCCCTTTGAGTGCCGGGTTGTAGGTGTTGTAGCCTGCAAGGTAGCCACCGCCAACTCCGGCACCAAGACCCATCATTGGCAGTGCTGACAGATAGCACCTGTCGATTGCATCAGTGCCTTTTGCTGAAATGCGGCAATCAACAAGATATACCGCGCCCATGACAACTGCAAGGCTTGATGCAGTGCTGATGATCTTTGCACCACTACCGAAAATAGCCGCAGCAACACCTGGAATGTTCATCTTAGCTCAAGTTTAATAAGACGGCGATCGTGTTCGTTGACCTGTTCTCTCAGTTCATTGAACTGCTGCCCAAATGCGGCTTGGTTCTGAATAATAAGGTTGATTTGCTCCTTCATCTTTTGCAGCTCATTCGGAAGTGAAATGACAAGCCATGTCATTCCAGTTGCCGTACCTAAGATCGCGGCTGCAAGAACTGCTGCGGCAGTTGCTTCAAGGACTTGCACCTTGCTGAATCTGCGAGGCTCGGCCGCGCTCGTTTGTTCTGGCTCCACGGGCGATACCGGTTCCCTCATTGGCACTCTAGGCCGCCCGTTTTATGGCTTTTCCGGCCAGCCAATCTCCCATGGGAAGCCGGGCTGAGATGTAATGTCCCTCAGTGCTTGGCGATATTCAGCCCAAGCATCCTTGTCGCAGGTTGCATCCCAGATCTGAGTCCAATCACTTGACGCAAGTTCAGCATTTCGCTCGCTTCTCACTTCGGCAGCCTTTGCTTCCGTCCTCGCGGAAACTTCCTCGCTACTTGCGTCCTCAATATCCCATTGCTGAACCCAGATCCCATCTACCAAGACGGCAGTTCTGCTGATGGCGTTTTGCCAGTAATCAATAAGAGGCTGCGCAACGGGAAGGGCTTCTTCGTAACCTTCCGGGGCTTCAAACGGAATCGGGAAGCTCGTTTCAGGAAAGCGAGCAATGATCTGCCGCTCGTAAAGCGGAAATTCTGCAACCTCTTCACCTTCAAGACGGAGAAAGATTCTGGCTGTCATTGCTCACTGAAATGCTTAAGCAAAGCATAGCTCAAGTGAGCTAGAGGGCGATCCTCCGAAACGCTCTAACTGATCCCGTGTTTCCGCTTGGCGAGACAGCTGGCGACTCTCCATTGGAAAAGCTCAGTCTATGCGTATTGTTGAAAAGGCTATCGTAAGTAGAGGTCCAGTGCCCGTTTGCCATAAAAGCCTGCGCATTGCCAGACTGAAAAAGTGTCAATGCGGTCTGAGATGGCGTTCCAGAGGAGTAATTTGAATTTGATAATGGGACTGAATACTGGTTGACGCCGTAGAAGGTTGAGTTCGTTTGCGTGGTCGGCTTGAGATTTCGATACGCTATCCCAAGTTCACTCAGGGACGGCAAATACCAATCCGTAAATCCTCCTATACTCAGCCCAATGCAAAACTGAGCAGCAAGAAATGTAGAGATGCCAATCTCAATCATCCTGTCCGTGTTCAGCCTTCCATCGTAAACGCTTGTAATTGTTGGCTGCGAATTACCATTGCTGGAATTGCTGTAGGCTGTCGTAAGCGTATAACCACTGCCGCTTGCGCCTGTTTCAGCCGGAGCAATGATCAGGGCATGTGTTGCAATGCCATTCGCGCTGTGGCTTATGTATCCGGCGAAATAGCCACCACCAGTAGCCTCACCAAGCGTAAAGCTTGCCGGTGACCTGGACGAAGCAAAAAGGCGAAATGTATTTGGATCCATGTTGATCAGTTTGCGTAGTTGACGAGGGAAGACGCTCTCCAGCGAGTGCCGCCATCATCAGTGATAAACATGAAGAGATGAGTCTTCCCAGTTGTCAAAGATGGAGCTGTTCCATTTGGCCACTCAACACCGCTAAACCAAGTAATTGAGCCGCTTGTGTGCGTGATCTCAAGGGTAAAGCTATATGCTCTACTGGCTGGAACATTGCTAACGGTGAAAGTAACCGAGGAGGAAATCGTTTTCGCAAAATAGTTACCAGCCGAACAGTCAATGTTTAGTGATGGGACGGCGACTGGAACCTGCGCATAGGTGCCGTTAACGTCAAGATCTGTATTGGCCGCTGCACTTGCTTGGCCAATGGCAACCGATCCACTTGTTGAAATGTTGCCAGTAGTGCTGATGTTGCCGTAGGTGATAGCTGCACCGCTGACCTTGCCAGGGGTTGTGATGTCACCAAGCTTGCTCTGGTCGATTGAGCCAGCCAACATAGTGTTGGTAACTGTCCCCGTATCAGCGCTTGTGATGATGGTTCCACTGACGTTGGGAGCCGTCAACGTCCTCGAAGCCGAAAGCGACGCCGGAACGATCTCAAGCACGAACGAGCCCGTGCCACCGCCGCGACCACGAAGCAGAATGCCGTCCTGTGTTGCAGCCTGCCTGAAGGTCTGACCGGTTACGTTCGTGAAGGTATTGGCGCCAGTGAGCGCATTGTTACCGCCAGTGCTAATGCTATCCGTGATTCCATATCCAGAAAGCGTTGTCGGCTTGCTTGTAATATTTTCAAAGGCATAACCAGTGCAATAGACAAGGTTGCCGGATTGCGGTGTTCCGAGAACTGGGGACAGCAGCGTCGGGCTGTTGCTGAGCACCACGCTGCCGATCCCTGTGCTGGTCGTGACGCCCGTGCCGCCGTTGGCCACAGCCAAGGTTCCAGCGAGCGTCACAGCGCCCGTGGAGGCCGCTGACGGCGTGAGGCCGGTCGTTCCACCCGAGAAGCTGCTGACGCCGGCTGTGGTCGTCGGAGGGACCGTCCAGGTGCCGTCAGCCCGCAGGAAGTTCGTGGTTCCGCCGCCGCTCGCGGGCGCCAGCCCAGCAATGCTGTTGCTGAACAGTGGAATCTCGGCATCTGATCCGGTGCTGCTTTCAATCGTTCTGTTGTATCCAGACCATGTAAGATTGGTCGGAACGTTGACTTGTGCTCCAGTCTCAATTCCGTTGAGCTTCACCTTGTCAGCGCCGCTCATGCTGCCAGCGGCACTGGTTGTTGCAGCACTGATTGAAACAGACGGAGTTGATCCGCTGCTGACAGAAATTGGCGCAACGCCACTGATGCTGGTGATCGCAACAGAGCTTGAGAATGAAATAACTCCTGTATTCGAGTCGTAAGTCAGATCGCCGCTAGCGCTGATTGCATTGCGAGCACGCGCTTGCGTAAAGTACAGATTCGTCGTTCCTTCCGTGATCGCATCCGAATTAGTCGGAATCGCGGAACTCGGTAGCAGGCTGGTTGGAATCTTCCCGCCAGAATCCAGCCTCGCAAGGCCGTTGGCGACGTTCATCGAAAGGGAGATGTTTCTTGCGAAAGTCCAGTCACCATTGCCATCCTTCGTGGCAACTCCGCTAACAGAGAAGGGCTGACCGGACTCTGATGTTACGTTTGTAATATAACGGCTGCCAGCAAATTCCTTGACGGCGAATTGAGTTGGCGCAGTATTTGCATCGACCTGACCAGTAGACGCAACAAGTGACGTATTGTTGCTGATCTCCCGAAGCTGTGCTCCAACGGTTGTGACACCGTTATCGCGGCTAAGGGGACCGACCGTGTAAAGCGTGGAAGATCCAGAGCCGCTACCGCTTGAACTGCCGCTGACAATCAGCGTTCCGACACGTCCAACCCTGGCGACAATTTGCTTGTAGCCACCGGGCTCAGAACTCGTCAGGCCACCGCTTTGACCAACGTACAGAGCTTGATTTGCTTGCCAGCCAGGAAAAACGGTGTTGTATCCGGTGATTTGTCCAACAAGAATTCCATTACCTTCGGCATTGACAGAGAGGGAATCTGCAATAAGTCCAATTGCCGGACCTTTTGCAGTGTCTGAGGCCATTGCCTTCTTGACCTCGACTGCCTCGCCACCGCTGGCAGTTCCGCTGATGTAGAAGGGGGTTCCCTTGGCAAGAGTTTCTGTATCTGTATTCTTGACCTTGATATAAAGCGAGCCGGAAACATCCGCTTCAATCTGACCGGCTTCAAGCAGCCCAGTGATGGTCAGATTCTGGAAGGTTGGGCTGGCCGAGAAGTCAAACAGATATTCAAGATTGGCGAAAGTCGTTACACCGTCACCAATCTTGATCCATCT